AGGAACTCCAAGCTTGTTAGCTATTTTTACCTGACTAGGACTTAACCTAACAGATTTGCGCCCAGTGGTTGCAGACCTATTTGCAGAGGCAACAGGTTGAGCGATTTTGTTACCTCTAGTCGTCTGATCCGAATCCTGAAAGGATTCTGGAAACTTGTTTTTTACTCTTTGAGTTAGCTCATTGTAGTACGAGTCTGATTCTGTGTCAAACCCTTCTGCAACTAAACCTCTATGTATTCTTTGAGCATAATCTGTCATTTCTTGGTCAGATCTAAACCAAGTATTTTTTTCAGCCCAATCCAAAGCTTTCTGTGAAGGCTGTGTTCTTTGAGTAACGGGTTGTTGATAGGTTTGCTGTTGGTTTTCCATTTCCTTTTGGAAAGTTTCATATTCTTGCTCTTTCTTTTGTTTTGTAACTCTAATTCTTTCAGATTCTAAATCTAGCTTTGTCAAAGCTGCTCTAGCCTCTTCTTCTTTTACTAAATCTCCCGACTCCCTAGCTGCAATTAATGTCTGTCGAGCTAAGTCAGAAGCCATTTTGTTTCTAACCTCGCTTTCAGACATATAACCTTTATCTATGTCATAAGCTTTAGTTTTAGCTTCAGTCAATTCTTTTTGCACATTTTGTGCAAACTGCAAGGCAGCTTCTCTTTCTCTTTCTGCCTCTCTAACTTTATATGTTAATTTATCAATTCTTTTTTTTACTTTGTCAGAATATTGATCCATCTCCTCTGATTGATCATCTTGTACCTCAACCTTTGGTTGTAACGGATCTTTTTCTTCTGTCTTTACTTCTTCATATTTGTCAGGTTTTACTGCACCGTGAGACTTGTCTTCTAATTCGATCTCTGCTCCCTCGCCTGATATATCCAGATCTACGAGCTTTTCATCTTTTACAGTTTTAAGTTCTGTTTGCATGGTTAACCTCCCATGTTATATAATTGTTAATACGTCTTCAGGTGTTTCAACGGTTCCGAGTATTTCATCATCATTTAATAGCCT